GTCCTGGCGGAACTTGATGGAGGCGGTCGACATGGAGAACTCCGGAAAGAGGGGCGGCCGGGCGAGGGGTGAGCCTCGCCCGGCCGCTGAAAGACGGGCGGGAGTCAGGAGCCAGGATCAGGAAGTGGCCTGGAGGATGGCACCGGCGTACTCGGGGCCGTGGTTGCTCAGGCCGAACCGGCCGTGAGCGAGGAACACCGTCTGGTTCTCGCGGGCCTTGATCTCGCGGAGCGGGACGACCGAGAGCTCCTTCCGCATGGCGATTGCCGTGGTCATGCGGTAGGCCCCGTAGACGGCCAGGACGTTAGCCGGCAGAGCGTCGGTCTTGTACACCGGCACGCCCCACACGCTCATTCCCGGAGCACCACCGCCGACCATCGGCTGGACGAACCGCGTCCCCTCGAGGGCGAGGAGTTGGCCCCAGCCGGCGGCCGAGACGACCCAGGCGAAGTCCCCCACCACCATGGGATCGATCGAGCCGATGACGGCTCCGACGTTGGCCGCGGAGATCGTTCCGCCGACGGCGACGGTCGCCTTGCGGCCAGCCGCGATTCCGGCGTAGAGCCCGGCGATCGAGTTGCCGGCATGGCCAGCCAGCCAGGTCTGGTCGTAGAACTTGGCGTAGGCGTTGCCGATGAACTGCGTGACGTAGCTGGCAACGTCGATGGGCGAATCGTCCAGCAGGTTGTTCGACACATCGACTTCGGCCTTCGCGTCGTAGACGGTCAGGCTGACCTTCGAAGTCGTCGGATCCTGTGCCGTGGGCGCGGTGGCCTCGGCCACGAAGTCGGCGGTCACGCTCCCGAGCTTCGGGACGTCGACCGTCCGGGAGTTGGTGTTGATCGCGAACGCGAGTTGCGCCCCGATCGACTGCCGGTTGATCACGTTCACAATTTCGTTGTAGAGATCGACGGGCGGGTTGAACTCGGGACCGGCACCGGCGGAGCCGGTCTCGGACAGGGCCCGGGCGTTCACCGTGCCATCCCGCAGGCCCCGCAGGTACTGGGAGACGCGAAGCAGGCGGGCCTCGTCGGAGTATCGCGAAGTGCCGAACTGCGTCAGCTGCTGCGCCTTCGCCTTCTCCGGGTCTTCGGAACCACGATGCTCGGCCACGTTGCTGGCGGCAGTGCGGAGTCGAGCAAGCCGGGCGTCGGTGGCGTTCTCACGCTCGAGGTCGACAGCGATGGCATCGGCCCGGGCTTCGAGCTCACCGAGCCTTCCCAGGTTGTCGGCCTGTTCCTGATCGCTCTCGGGGGCGGCGGCGCGGAGGGCCTCGATGTCGGCGTGGATCTTCGAGGCCTCGTCCTGGAGCCGGCGGCGGTTGCTCACCACGACACCAGCGACAGCGAAGGCGACCCCGGCTTCCCCGGAGTCGGTCGAGAACCAGCCCACGAGGGCCAGGAGGATCGAGAACAGGAGGGCAAGCGGGTTCATTCGGGGATCTCCGTGGGGCGGTGTGCGGTGTCGACGATGACGCACGATCACGGAGACGGCCATGCCGGTGAAGTTGCCGGTGGTAACGTACAACCGACTTACTTCCGACAGCCGCATGGGCATCCCGACTCGCACTTCATTTCGATCCGTCCGTCCGGTCGGTAGACTCCGCCCTGGCACTTCCCCCCGCAGCCGCACTTCGCCGGTGCCGGTGCCGGCGGCGGCGTCGGTGCCGTCTCGGGGGCGAGGCTCGCGTAAGCCGCGGCGACGGCCGCGGCGGCGCGTGGCGGCTCGCGGTCGATCTCCTGCGGATCGGCGGAGAGGGAAGCGAGGAAGGCGAGGAGGGAGCGGTAGAGGGTCACTTCGTTTTCCCCTTGAGTCCGTCAACGATCACGCCAGCCCCCACCATGCAGCCGATGGGCACCTCAAGGAACATCCACCACAGCGGGGATGTCATCGTTAGCCCGCCGCCGGCGAGTGTCGGCGCGATGATCTTCATCCACCACAGCATCCACTCTTGAGAGTCGAGCCGGTAGGCAATGATCCCCGGAACGGGCCGTGCGACCCACAGCAAGACTGCGACCCCAGCGGCGATCTTCAACTGGCTGACGGTTGGCTTCATTTGGTTTTCTCCCATCGGTGCCGTCCGAGAGCGTGCATGTTCCACACCATGCCATCCGGGCTTTCGAGCATCCATCCCCAGCCCATGTCGCGGACGACGAAGCGCCTCTGGCCTTCGTAGGGAATGTGAACCGTGATCGCATCGCCGGGCCTGAGCGGCAATTCCCGGTGCTGCATCGGGAGAAGTGCCACCAGCAGGATTCCAGCGAGTGCGTTCATCGCGGCCCCCTGTCGTCTTTGTGCGAAAACCAACAGCCGAGCTGAATCGATGCCAGCAAGACGGCCATCATCACCAAAACGAAAATCAACATCACCAGCCCTCCCCGTGGTCAACCACCCGATGCCCGTCGGCATCAACCGCCGGCGCGTGGACGAGCTGCCGGCCGTCGGCCTGCGGCGGTGCAGTCTCGGCGGCCATCGCGGCCCACAACCCGAGCCGGGCGGCAATCCGGGCCAGCCGGCCGACGGCCTGCAGGACCGGCCGTTGCGGCGTCGGGTTGATCGGTGACGCGGGGGAGCTCCCCAGCCACCAGCCGGCAGCAAGGCAGACGAGGACGGTGGCGATGAGCTTGCGGTCGATCAGCATGGCGGCCTCACGGGGCGAGGGAATAGACGTTGGCGATGATGCGGGCGGGCTGTGGGGCTTTCGCAAAAACTTGCATTTTTTGCGAATCGGCGGCGGGGGCGGGCTCGAACCAGTTGCCGTTGTCGAGCGGCACCGGCTCCCAATTCGCAGTCGTCGAGAACGCCCACGAGTCACCGGCAGCGAGAACGGCTTCCGTATCCTCGCGGGAGATCCAGAACGAGCCGTCCGGCTGGTCGGCCGGGTACTTCCCGCCTCCCTGCGGGGGCCAAATCTCGTCCCATGAGTTGAAAACGCAAGCCCCGTCGCGTGGTTGCTTCGTCCCCGGCGGGGCGTTCTTCGCCCATCTCAGGCCGCCGATCGCCATTTGGTGCGGCCACGTTCCGTTCCGCCGGATGAAGCCGTCGGCATCGCGGGCACTCGCCTGGAATCCGATGTTGCTGGCGATCGTGACCGGCAGGCCAGACGAGATAGCCTGGACCAGTTCATCCCAGGATTCGACGCGGGCGATCTTCTTGATCGGGTGCTTCCGGGCCTCTTCGTCAAAACGGCCGCGGTCGTTCTTCCCGCCGTTGCCATACGCTCCCCATTCACGCTCAAGGCTCTGAGCGTCCGTGAGGTCGAAGCCGAACTCGGGGTAGGGCTTCTGGTAGGTCACTCCCCAATCGCGGAGCCATTTTGCGGCGTGAAATCCGGTCGATCCGTCAGACCAACCGCCGACCGGAGACAGCCCGTCACCGGGGCGGCCCCTGGCTTCGACGCGCGATCCGCCGTAGATGCTGGGAGTTGATGGACGCAGCGGGGCTTCCGAGTGGATGCCGGCTTCCCACGCAAGGGCCTCGGCCATGTAGACGGCGTGCTGGGCACCATGCGCGACGCACGAGCCAACGGAAGCCTGATTCGACACCTTGAACGGCTTCCCGTACCGCGCGCGGCTGGCCTTGTCGACGGCGCGCCAGAGAAAGACATCCTGCCCAACCGGAACGGTCATCGCGTCGGCGGCGGCCGTGGCGAACACACCTTCCCGGCCCATCGACCGGACGAAGGCATCCGCTTCGCGGCGGTGGTCGACCCAGCCGAAGCCAGCCTCCACCTTGCCGGCCAGCCGGTGCGTGGCCCGCTCGACGAGCGCGCCGACGATAGCGGCGACGACCACGAAGCCAATGGCACTCCACGACCACATCTGCTGACGGCGCGTCATGGCAACCACCCGTCGAGAAGTTGGTACGAGAGATCATCCAGCCAGTCGGCCGCGTGAGACAGCAGAGCGGCGACCAGCGACAGCGGCCAGCCGACGAGGATCACCGCGAAGTAGGCGGCACAGCAGGCGACTTCTTTGACTAGCGTCATCGTGTCGCCTCCGTCGCGGCCTGGCTGACGGCCCGGTACGCCTTCACCCACCGGGCCCGGCTGGCAGCATCGACCGGCCCGCCCTCGGTGCCGGCCTCGGCGTCGAGGAAGGTCTTGATCGCATCGCGGACGGCGGGTTGCCGAGCCCCGAGCGAGACGCCGCGCGTCCTCAGCTCGCGGGCGGCGCGGCGCAGATCGTCGAACGCGGCCCCGGTGCGGAGGCGCGGCTCGGTTTGCGAGCCGTCCCACTCGATCTGGCCGGCCAACTCCTCGAGCAGGGCGGCCGTGGTGGCGGCATCGGCCGCGGCGTCCGGCCCCACGAACCGGCCGCGGAGATCGAGCCCGACCACAGGCGCGGGGCCGGGGGCGGGGGCAGGGTTTTCCCGTTTCCAGAAAAGAGAAAATGCCATGAAGCAAACGGCGATCGTCGCCACGTTCATGGCAAGGGTGACGATCTGAAGCGTGGACAAGCCGCCTGCGGCCTGCGGGGTAGCCTGCGGGGCGACCTGCGGGGCCGGGAGCGGCGACAGCGGCGGCAGCCCCGCCGGGGCGGCCGGGCGAGCCCACAGAAGGTAGGCCACCGCGGCGGCGGCGAGGACCAGGGCGGTGGTCATGCGGTCGGCTCCGGGGCGGCGGCGCGGGTCAGGACGAGGATCTGCTCGAGAGCCCCGGCAGCAGCGGCCAGCACCAGGGCCCGAACCGCAGGCCGGGCCAGGATCCAGAAGGGCTGGAGGTAGAGCGGGACCGCGAAGCCGGCGACGGTGTCGAACAGGTTGCCGATCACGCCGAGGGCCCAAGCCTTCTTCGCCGGGCCATCGGCCGGGATCTCCTCGAGGCCGGTGACGGCCAGGCGGAGGAGCTCGACCACGAGTGAGCCGAACTCCGCCACGGTCAGACCGTTGGCGGCCTTCAGCCGGGCGCTTGCCACGAATGCCAGACAGGCGGCGGTGAGCTTCTGTTCCGGGTTCATCTCTTCCGTCTCCACAGGTCTCGGGCCGGGACAGCCACGCGGGCAGCTGCCCCGCAGGTGCATCGCAGATACTGAACCGCGGAATCCCCGCTCCGCTTTGAGGTGCGGATCTTCATCCGTTCACCGCAGCGGCAGCGATGGTCAGAGGCCATTGGCTTTCATCCTCGCGAGGGCGGTGGCCGCTCGGGCCCCGATCAGCGCGTCGAGCGTCTTCCGATCGGCGGCGGCCTTGCGGACCTTGTCGGCCTGGTCGTCGGCTTCACGCTCGACGATCTGGCGGCGCTCGGCCTCGGTGAGGTTGCCGGCGGCGAACAGGTCACGCCGACGGAGGGCGACGGTCGACCGGGGGTAGGCCGGGCGGGTCACGACCGAGACGTCGTAGAGGCCGGAGACGCGGTGAATGGTGCGGGTGATGTTGCCACGCTCATCGGTGGCCCACGATTCGTGACGCGGATCGGCCTTGACCGTGAAGGCGAACGAGGAGCCAGCGACGTATCCGCCCCGAATGAGGGTCAGGTACTCATCGACGCGGGCCGACGGCTGGGGCGGGCGGCCTCGGTACTCGAAGCCCTTCTCCCCTTCCGCCAGGTCGAGGGTCTTGTTTCGCGTCCGTCCGAGGGGGAATGCCTCGTCGTGGTTCCATGCGAGGACGACATCGAGCGATCGGCTCTTGAGGACATCGGTGAAGGCCCCGCGGTCGAACTTCTCCCGGAAGCCGAGATCCTCGCTCCACGAATCCCACGGGGGGGCCATGCCTGAGATCGTCGGCGGGCCGTCCTCGCGATCTTCCACGCCGACCGGGGCGAGGTCGGCCACGAGGAACCGGGTCTCGATCTCGTCACCGTCGGCGTCGTGCGTGCGGTATTGAATGCTCATGCGGCAACCCCCTTTGCACCAGCGACGATCGTGGCAGCGGACTCGGACAGGGTCGGGTAAGCCGCGGCGATGACGGCCTCGGCTGCCGGGGCGGCCAGCGTCCCAGCGGACACGGCAGCCAGGACGGCCAGGAGGCTGGAGACTTGAGCCTCGGAGAGCGAGGAGTCGGCCGCCTCCCGGAGCGGGACGAAGCCGCTCTGGATGTAGGTCTCCTTCGCGGCCGGTTCGTCGAGCTCGGGGAAGTCCTCGAGGTCACGCATCTCGGCCGGACGGATTGCGCCCCACTTGGCCAGCGTGTCATAGAGCGCGCCGCGGGCGGCGCTGTCGCCACGAAGTAGGCCACGGTTGTCGACCTTGTATCGGCACCCGGCGTACTGCGGCCCGCTGACGGACGGGTGAAGGATGGTCCGGTTCACCGCCCCTTCGAGCCTCATCTCCCAGGGGGTCAGGCACCACACCTGGGCCGACAAATGCTCTTGCTCTGTGGTGGCGTATTTCATTGCCTCCCTGACTCCGACGAGGGAGCCGGGAACGCCGTAGATCGTGGCGCATTCCGCGGTCACATCCCGCCGCAGTTGGGAGAACTCGGAGGCCTCGTTGCTGTTCGATTCGATCGCGACCAGCTTGGATTTCTTGGGCAGGATCGCGGCCCCGCCGCGGTTCCTCGAGCCGCCGTAGATCTCCCGCCACTGCTGACGGAATGCATCGATGGCAGGCTGGTTCAGCGTCTCTTCGGTCTCGATGACGATGTCGGGCCGAGCCCCGTTGCTCCAGAAGGCCCGGGCCGCGATGTCGAGTTCCCGAGCCAGGGCGACGCTCGTGTTGCAGAGGGTGGAGGGCACCAGCCCTTCGATCCCGTTGTCGCTGATCCAGCGAACGTGGAGGATTTCGTCCTGAGAAAACGGCACCCATCCGGTCTGGCCCTGCGGCCCGGCCCCCTGGGGGTAGAAGTAGCGGTAGCCGATCGAGCCGTCGGACATCCGGCCCGGCTTCATCCGGCTCGGGTGGAGCAGCTCGAGGGCGGAGCAGAAGCCGCCGTCGACACCGGGGACGATCCGGGAGTAACCGTTCCCCCAGAGAGCGGTGTGATAGATCGTCGACTCGATCCATTCGTAGAGCGACTGGGTCGAGTTGGGCCGGTCGGTCAGGACCGAATAGCAGGGGAGATCGACGGCCGCAGACTTCCGCCCGTCGGGCGTAGTGCGGATCACCCGCGGTGGCATCGACGCGACGGCCTGACTGAGGAACCGGACACACGACAGGATGGCCGTGGTGCGGACGGCAACCTCGGGCGTCACCGCGTCGGGCGAGATCCACGCCGACCAAGGCCCGGAGCCATCGGACAGGCCGCGGAGCTCCACCGCCGGGGGCGTGGGCTGGGGCCGGGATCGCGCGAACGGAATGAGGTCGAAGATTCCCATGGCAGCATGGGACAGGGCGGGCCCGTGGCGGTGAAGTTCAGAGGGAGATCAGGGAGAAGTCAGCGCCCTCCGGTTCCGCGTCCGTCGAGGCCAGGGCGAGGGCGTTGATAAGGGCGAAGATCGGGTCCACCTTCTCGCTCGACTTCGCCTTGTCGGGGCGGATGTTCAGGTTTGGATCCTCCCAGATGCAGACGTTGTTGCTGGCCCACGACATGATCGGGCTGCGGTATCGGAGCTTCCCGGACTTCACCAAGTCCTCGAGCATCTTCGACGGGCCGGTCAGGTAGCCGATCGACTGCCGGATCTTGTGGACCTCGATCCCGTCGCTCTGCATCTTCGTCGCGATCCAGTCGAGGTGGTACGGGTCACCGCCGACCCCGCGGCACTCGTGCTTCTCGAGAAAGGCCATGATGTCGGCGTGAACCTTCTCCTGGTCGATCCGGCTCCCCTCTGTGACAGTCAGCCAGCCGTCGCGGACCCAGGATGAATACGGGATGTTCTGCTTCTTCTCCCGCTCGACCATGGATTCCTCGGGGCACCATGCCAGGAGCTCGGCATCGAAGGAGCCGTCGGGGGAGCGGAAGAGGAAGACGGCGGCCGTCAGATCGTCGTGATCGGCCAAGTCGATGCCGACCCAACATGGGCGGCCCTCGAGCGGCTCGGGCGGGTCGGCCTGGCAGCGAGTGAACTCGTCGCCGTGGAACCAGCGGTTGTCGCGCTCGGTCCAGACGTTCAGGGAGTAGCGGAGCCATCGGGACATCTTCCGCGGGTCGGTCTGGGCATCCTGGTAGTCGGCCCGGAACTCGTCGAGCGGGAACGCTTCACCGAGGGCTGGGTTGGCCTTCTTCCAAACCTCCTCCGAGGAGAAGTCGTCCTCCGGATCAGCCGCATAGATCAGGCCCATGAACGTCGGGTTGGAGGCGGGGTCTTTCATCACGAGCTCGGCGTCGTGCCACCACCGGAAGCCGATCCCATTGCGGTCGTCACCGGCCGTGGAGCATGTGGCGACGAAGGAGTTTTTGGTTGCCCGGGTGGCGTACATCAGGGCATCGACCAACTTCCCGCCGTCAGTGTGCGCGTGGATCTCATCGATGAGAACCGAGCCGTTCAATCCTTCGTTGCTCCCGCTGTCCTTGGAAAGACAGCGGATGACGCGGCCCGTCGACTTGTTCCGGATCGTCGCCTTCGAGTCGATGACCTCGAAGATGTCGTCGAGGAACGGGGAGCCTTTGATCGAGGCGACGGTCATGTCGAAGATCGTCCGGGCCTGGCCGCGATCCTTCGCAGCGACGTAGAGGTTTTGCCCGGGGGCGTGGGCCCCCGACGTCATGAACACGCCGAGCGCCGCGAACAGGGAAGATTTTCTGTTCTTCTTCGGGATGAATACGGCGGCGCGTCGGTAGCGCATGCGGCCATCGGGATGACGCCACCCGAACAACTGGCGGATCGCGGCCTTGTGCCAGTTCAACAGGCGGAGCGGAGCGCCTGTTCCGTCGGGGGTGGCAAGGTAGCCTTCGAGGAAGTCGATCGGCCGCTCGGCTTGGAGCTCGTTGTAGACGAAGCCCTCGACGAACTCTGGACGATCACGCCCCGATGAAGGCGCGGAACTTCGCGGCCTTGGGGTCTGCTTCCGTGGCATCGGTTTCCTCGAGCGGGATCCTCGCGTCACTCGCTGCCGTCATACCGAAGTCGCGGGCCAGGGCAAGCCAGTCGCGCCGCTTGTCCCTGACGATCTTCACCAGCGCGTGAGGGAAGCTGCCCTTCTCTGATGTCCTGGTCATCTCCTCAGTCGCGAGCGCTGCGGCGGCGGCGTCCATCTCGGACTTGAGGATGCAGAGCATCCCGAAGGCTTCCGCCAACTCCGGGCGAAGCCGGCGAGCCTTGATGAGGGCGGGAGCGTTGGCCTTCCACCAGGCGGCGGCGGCCCGGTCGGCTTTGACCGTCGCGGGCATCGTCACCGCCGAGGGCTTAGGCGTCCTGGTCTTCCGGTGGAGCGTGTTTCGCCCCCGGATGCTCTCGCTGCTCCCCGGTTTGGGGAGGGGGCCGCGGGTTCCCATGTGGTCTCCAAGAAAATCGAAAACTCCCCAGGCGCTCGCGCCAGCTAGGCCTGGGGTTTTGGGTTGGTTCGTGCCATTTTGGCAGACCCACCCCCCCTTTTTTTCTCACGCGAAACCGCGCCGCCTCTGCTCCGCTCGTGTCTTCCGCCCGTGGCACCGTTCACACATCGTCCGGAGGTTGCCGTCGTCGTCCGTCCCTCCTTCCTCGAGCGGGATCAGATGATCAACGTGGGCCTGGCGTCCGCTCACGGCTCGGCGGCACTCGTGGCACCGCATCGCGTCCCGCAGGAGGATCCGCGTCCGTCGGGCTCGCCAGTCCGAGGTCTGGTAGTGGGCGATCTCCTTCGTCGGCCTGGTCGTGGTCATCCGCTTGGGTCGCCAGGAGGGGATCTTCGATGGCATCATTCACCCCACGGCATCGGCTCTGGCTGCGGCAGCATGGCCACCGCATCACCCCACGGGATCACCTGAACGGCCGCCCCGAGGACCGATTGATCCGCGGCCGACCACATGGCGGCCAGGAGCCCGCCGGGCCGCACCTCGGTCAGCACATCGGCCCCGAGCATCAGCCGACCATCGGTCAGCGGCAACGGAACCGGCACGCAGTTGCTCGAGCCGTGAGCGGCGTGGAGTTGCCCGAGCCGAGCGGCCAGGGCGGGGGCAAACACCAGCGCAAGACCGCGGGCCGCAGTATCGCTGATCGGCAAAGAGAGGTCGCGCAATAACATCGCGTCACCTCCCTAGAGCAGTGTTGAGCGCGGCCACGGCAGAGGAGAACGCGGCAGCCTGCGCAGCGGTCAGGCCGTTCCCGATTGAGTAGATGCGGAATCTGGCAGCTGTGAAAAGCCCCGCTGTTCCGTTGAGGTTCAAACCGAAAACGTAGAACGGCTGAGTAGAAGACGCCGACGTTGTGGTTCCGGAGTTTGTATTGAGCGACGATCCTCCGCCGTAGACAGCCGACGCTGTCGCGCTGGTCCTGGTGCCGATGAAGTGCGCCTCGGTTGAACCTCGCGTAGATGACGACGCAGCAGGGAAGTTGGTGAACGTCGAGAACCGCGAGGCTCTCAGGTTTGCCCCTCGTGCGGAGGTGTAGTTGGCCACACTGAGATCGTAAAGGCCGCCTTCCGCGTTGTTGAAAGAGCCGATGCCGAATCTGTCGCCGCTGGTGTTGCTCGCTGCCGAAGCCGTTTCCAGGTTCGTCGCGCTGTAGGACAGGTGTACGCTTGCGCGATTGGCAAAGAGCGCGGGAGTAAATCCGGTGTTGAGGTGCTTGTTAACCCCGTTTCCAGTCAACCCGCTCACCGACCAGTCGTCTCCGACGAAGTTAACGGCGGTGTCGGTCGCGTTTCCGAGAACCGTTCCGCCGAACGCGGTCGAACGATAGAGCGGGACCAGAGATCCGGACAGATTCCCGCCCGAGAAAATGCCAAGCCGAAGGAACCTGTCTCGCAGCCCATCGCGGTCGATGGCCGCGCAGAAGTCAGAGACGGCTCGCAGAACGGTCGTCGAGATCGTGCCGCCGTTGGCAGATGCGCGAGTGGCCCAGTC